TTGGTGACTGGGGTAATACGATAGCAGTGCTCTTTACTCCATAGTTTGTTATGCATTGCCATAATATCTAATGCTCTCATTTGAGTCATAGGGAGGAAGACTGTGTTCTCCCAGTTACCAATTTTGCCGTACTTGATTTGAAGTTGAAACATAGTGAAGAGAAGAATGAGGGTGAAAAAGTGTTGTCTATCAGGCGAAGATGTAACCGTTCTCAAACTCACGAGTTACGCCATTGTCCATGATGAACCACTCATAATTCTTTTGAAATACACCGTCTGTTTTACCATTACAGAACTCGTTGATGAGTGCATTTAAGCGTGATTTTGTAGTGGTGGTCTGCCAACCGCCATCAAAGATTGTCATGGAAGAATCATCGATTTCTGCAATTTTGTTACCATGCAGGCGAACGATAGAGGTGCCTGATTCTTCGTTGAAATGCACTGTGGTGTTTGCGTTAGTCCAGTTGGAGGAGGACTGAACAGCGGCACACATTTGAGTTTCGATCTTACGCATGGTTGGTTTTGGTGTAGTGTGGTTGCGGGGGGCGGTCTGCTGTGCCCCTCTCGCTTGAATCAATTATAGTCTATTTGGGGTGCCCTGCATAGGGGTTTCCGCAAAACTGGGACGGTTCGCGGATCGTCACAGGTCGAATTCTTTATACTTTGCGATATATTGTGTGGTGTCGTCGTTTACATACTCTTCAATCATTTGCTTGCACTCACATACAGTATCAGCACCAAAGATGCGATCATAGATGAACACACCCTCACTAATCTCATTGCGTTGATTAACACGATACTTGGGAGGATTAGGATTTCCGATATGCTCACCATCAAAATCTTCGGTGATAGTGAATGCAGCGAGGCGACGATCGTTGTGCCAAACTGAATCCTCCGTGATCCAAATATCTTCGCAATAGTGAATGAAATCGTTGCGGATTGTCTTTTCGATTGTAAGCATGAGAGTGTTGAGAATGTGTGTTTTATGTGTGAAGATTCTACATTGAATCTATCTGACGTTGAATAGTTTCGTTACGTTCCTCAATCATATCGACAAGAGAGGAATCCATGAGATCAATGAGAAAGTTTGCGCCTAACAGGATAATGATAGCGGAAAGGGCGATTCGCATGATGAAAGATTTAGTAAAGAATGTGAAGCGATTAGAGTGTTATAAACGCTTCATTACATACCGTTGAAATACTCATGTAGTTCAGCATAATACTGTTCCTCAGTGTCAAATTGACGACCATGGATAACACATGGGAACGTATGTTTTTGAAACATAGCACCTGCAACCTCTATATCTTGCTTATCATAACCCATTTCGAGTAGGGTGTTAGTGTAAGGATTGGAAGTAGTCATTTGAGTGAGATTCTTGAAGAGTGGGTATGATTTAGTGGTGATCAGTTTGATGCCTCCATGAATGTATCATAGAACGAATCCCATGCAGTTTCGTTCTCAACAAAACCACCGATGTTTAACATGTCGCAGATCCAATCATATGCCATATCAATGTCAGCGTTTGTTTCATAAACAAAGACGCACATTTGACCCATAAGGTCATCCCACATCGCTTGTTGCTCGGAGGGTGTGAGGGAGAAAATCGGTGTTGCCATGTGTGTTCCTTTGTTTGTCTTGAATCAATTGTAGTCTATTTGGGGTCGTTTGGATAGGGGTTCTGCCCCAATTGGGTACAGTTCCCCGACCGTCACACCCTAGATAACTGGCATCGGCGTGATATTGTTTGGAGTGATTTCCATGAATTCAGATTGTGCGCTTTTATTCTTTACATCGTCAATGTCATAATACAGATCGATTGACTTAACAACACCTTGATATTGTGTTTGGAGAACATCATCAATCTTCGTGCGATTCTTTGCTCTCATAACATCATCGAAACCTTTCACTTTGCCTGCTTTGGTGAACATAGGTGCAATGCGAGGCATCACATTGATAAACAAGATGTTCTCGATTTCAGTACACTCGGGAGAGTAATACAACCTAGCAGACTCACCTATGGTGGTATTTGCATAGTTCTTGATATTCTTGTTCACACTACTTTGATATGCTTTATCAAGGATTACGACCTTAATGTTACCCTCATTGTCATATCCTACCATGTCAAGATCAAATGTTCCACCGAAAGCATCATTTTTCAGTCGTTGTTCAAACATCCAATTATACTCAGCAAAGCGAGGATTAGTGTTCAAAAGTTCATCTAATAGCACTGCATGTAGTCTTTTAACTCGTTCCTTTCCTTTAACATCTTGGAAGGATGTGATCAAGAATTCTTCGAGAATCATGGTGTTGAGAGTAACTTAGTGGATGAAATGATTAACAGGAACGCAAGCATGATTACCACGTCCCATGATTTAGTTCTGATGAAGAATGGCACTGAGATAGCGTCACCTATGAACTGCATAATCACTCCTAATGATAGATTCACATGTAGGATGATGAAATATGCAGTGACCACAAGAAACGATCCTATGACTCTGCCAAGCGTATCAATCTTCATCTGTAAATGTTCTGTGCTGCATAATGATAAAGGAATGAACCGTAAGGATCAACGATTTCAGGTTGATCAATTAACTGCTCAATTTGGAATCGAATGCCTTTCGCAGGTGCCTTGAATGATGCTGGTTTGTAACATGCACCAGACTCTTTATCGATGAACATGAACACACCGTTATTTGAAAAACTACCATCAGCATGAACTCTAAATTGATTCACCTTGATATATTTTCTACTTACACTATATTCTAACTTAGAATAAGAACTACGTCCAGATTCAACTGCATTAACATACCATTGATTATTCACAACTTCAAGCAAACATTCGGTTTGAAATTCGGTTTTGGATTGAGTGATTGTTGTCATGATGATAATAAAAAGTTTGTAAAGTTTGAATCAGAAAGGGTTAGACCAAGACTCATACTTTTTCATGGTGATGTAACCTTCCTTGCAAAGTTCATCAGTGTAGTTATTCCAAGACTCACGCTTGGCAATAACATCGGTTGCCCATTGTGTGCCCTTAGTTGACACTTTCCAGTTGTAGCGAAACTGTTGGAGTGCTTGTGCTTTGGTGACGGTCAAGGTTCGTGTCCTTTGCTGATGAATCAATTATAGTCTATTTGGGGTGCCCTGCATAGGGGTTGAGACCCAATTGGGTACAGTTCCCCTAGTGTCACAAGGTTTGTTGATATTCTCGCAATGCTTCGATAATAATAGATTTCAACTCAATTCTCTCCTCTGCTGTGAATATAGTGCGTGTCTTTACTGGCATGGGAGGATATTCACGTTGTGAGTTGTTGTTACTCACACCAGGAACACTCATGCCCTGTGTGTCAATCTTATCCATCATTTACCAACACCCATGGGATCTTCTGCATTATTCTCCAAAACTGATATTAAGTCAGTATCAGTTTTAAGAGACTCAATAACCTCAGGGAACTCAGTCTCGGCAATTGCTAACATCTCATCAAACGTGAGTTTATCACACTCACGAGACAGATACTCATAAACAATGTTTTGAACTTCGCCTTTACTAAGTTCACACGCCATGATGCGTACACATTCATCTTGTAGAGAATCTCTGTCGATAATGTTGTCTTTTGTCATTGTGCTTTTTGAATAGTTGAATCGTAATAGTTCATCATTTTGGTGTCACGTTCTGCTAGGAAGTTGAGATAACCTACAAGGGCAAACATGACACAAATACCTGATAATCCATATTGTGTGATCTTACTCATGCTGCCACCTTGTTATCACTTTCCAACCATGCTAGTTCTGATTCAATAGCATCAACAATCGTTGTGTGAATGTTATCGTAGTCTTGCAGATTGCATAAGACACTATCACATAACGATTGGGGTTGTTGTACTTCATCACCCTCTTCATCGTACTTGACAATATCTTCCGAGGTGTAAATCCATGCTGCACATTGTGAATCTTCGCCCTGTGCTTCAATAAGACTTTCGACCCTTGCTTTGAGTGCTTTGAGTGAATAGAATTGTGATGACATGTTGTTGTTAGTTAAGGGTGAGATTGGGAGTTGGTTAGGAGTTAGAATAGGTTTGTCCATTGTTTATGTTGAACTGGTGTAATCCTACCATCATCGAGTAATCCATCACACACTTGACAGAATACTTCAAACTTTTCCAATCGGGACAGGTTAGCATCAATGCCCCTTGAAGTTTCACCGACGACTTTGAGCAATTGTGTTTTGAGCATGATGTTAGTTAG